GCAGGCTGTTCGGCATGGAGGGACTTGACGGTTTCACCCCTTCCTGCCCGATGACGCTGGAGACGCTGAACAACGGCGAGAGGGTCTGCCTTTTCCAGAGCTCCAGTGATGCGGACCTTGCCGCCGGTTTCGACGCGGGCCTTGAAACGAACTATCCGGACGACGTGAAATGGGCCGGCCTGGACTCGGCCCAGCAGTCCGCGCTGAAACGTCTTTTCGGCTGGGTCCGTTCATGTGTCCCGGCAAACGCCACCGCGGATGACCTGACCACCTTCGTGAGTGAAAAGTTCAAGACGGAGGTCGGGCAGTATTTTGACGTGGACCACCTGCTGACCTATTACGTCCACACGGACTATTTCGCGAGCGTGGACCAGCGTGCGAAGAACATCCTCCTGCGTACCTGGGACGGCCTGGTCTGGTACACCACCTACTATGACGGCGACACGCAGCTCGGTAAGAGAAACGACTGTTTCCTTGCCTACGACTACACGCTCGACCGTGACACGTGGGACGCGGAAGCCGGGAAATACGCCTTCGAGGGTCGCGAGAGCTGGCTTTGGAACCTTGTCCTGGCCAACCTTCAGGACGAACTGAAAACCTGCGCCGCCGCTTACCGCGCGAAAATGACGGTCGACCGCGTGCTGTCAATGCTTGACGTGGAACAGGCGGGTAACTGGAGCGACCGTGCGTACAACAAGAGCGGTTACCTGAAATACATCCGCCCGAACATGGAGGAGGTTTACGGCAAGAAATGGCCGTTCATCTACGCCCTTCAGGGAAGCAACTCTGCGCACCGCGGTTATTTCGTGAGGAACCGTTTCGCCCTTCTGGACGCCAAATACGGCACGAGCAATTTCACGAGTGACAACATCGACCTTTATATGGCCCGTACCGCCTCCGATGCCGCCGACGTGGTGAAGATTACGGCGGGCGAGGTTTACGCCTTCGGTTACGGCACGAACAACAGCCCGAACATATCCAATACCGGCATCGTGGAGGGCGGCAAGGTTGCCACCCTGCAAATCACGGGCGCCTATACGGTAAACGACCCTTTGCGTATCTACGGGGCGAGCCGCATGAGGGTGCTTGACATGACCGGCGCCTCGGACCGCCTGAAGAACGGGCTGGACCTTGGCAAGTGCACCGTACTGCGCGAACTGAACCTGCAAAGCCCCTCCACCGGTTCGACGGGCTGGTGGTTGAATCTCGGCAGCTGCCGCCAGTTGCGCAAGGTGAACGTGCGTAACCAGGCCCAGGCCAAGACCAGCAGCAACACCAGCACCGAGCTCGACTTCAGCAACCAGACGAAACTGGAAGAGCTTGACGCGCGTGGCACGCAGGTTCAGAGCGTGACCTTCGCCAAGGGTGCCCCTCTGACGAGAGCCTGGCTCCCCGGCACACTGACCGTATTGAAACTGGAATACCTGGGCAAACTGACTACGGGCGGCCTCACACTGGAGAGCTATGGCAAGGTGAAGACGCTTATCGTGGACGGCTGTCCGGGACTGAACTGGGAAACCCTTCTGAACCGCTGTTCCGGCGTGGAGCGTATCCGTGTGACCGGTATCGACCGTGAGGACGACGGCACGTGGCTGAACCGTTTCGTGAAGATGGGCGGCGTGGACGCTGAAGGCAACGCTACTGACACATGCGCGCTGGTTGGTACGGTATATCTTACCAATTACATCGAGGACGAAAAGTATGCGGCCCTGAAAGCCCATTTTCCCGAGCTGAATATCCTCCAGCCCGAATACACGATGATCGAGTCCGACGACGATGTGGCCGATGATGCCAATATCAGTAACCCGGACAACAGGACAGGTTACAAGTACGGTACGCCTTACAGGACGAGCGGGCATATCTCCGCCATTCTAAAACAGCGTCACCGTGTACTTGCGAAAATGACGCGGAAGCCCACGACCCGCAACGTGACCATCGCGAATGTCGATACGACGGTGAACAACCCGGACGGTGAGATGACCTATTACCCGCTGGACGATAGCAACTCCAACTATTACGCCGACGGCAGCACGGCCAAACTTGACGGCAGCGAGGGTGACTGGATGATGTTCGAGCCTTTTTTCTGGAGCAAGGGCGTCAACGATCACCTGAACGGCAAGCATTACTCCTGCTACAGCAGCAAAGGCAAGGATGACATGCCCTCCGTCCCAGATGCCGATGTCCTCACGCTGGATGACATCAAAGGGGCGGGCGGCTACCTGAACGGCCGTAAGATCATGAGCGGCAAGGACACGCTTGCGAACAGCTACAGCACCGACACCACGTATTCCGTCTGCAAGGTAAACGTCAGCGGTCACAAGCGCGTGCGTTTCCCGAGCGTTCCCGGTACTAACCTTGTGGGCAGCGTATTCACTGACAATACCGGTGCCGTTGTCAGTTCCATTGTAGTTCCGACCCTCTCCAACAAGTTCGAGGCGGGCATGTACCTGATCGCCGACGTTCCTGCCGGTGCCACTGCGCTGCATTTCTCCATACTGAACACCGCGGAGTTCGACAAGGTAGTCCTTTCCAACTCCGACCGGATCGAGGACATGGAACCCGACTGGGTTGCCAACGACGAGCATCTTTGTGCGGTTGTCGGCAGCAGCGTCGTCGGCAGCAAGCTGCGCGCTTGTATCACCGGCGGCAGCACTACCGCGAGCATGAGCTGGGCCGACTTCCATTATTACTCTGTCCAGCGCGGGATGCAGCAGATTGACGCGCTGATGCACTCTCGTATCGCCAATCTGTTTTATGCGAAGTATGGCTGTCGTGACAGCCAGGAACAATGTGGTGGTGGCCAGCATACGAACAACCGCGTCACCGGCGGCACCGCTTCGCGCGGCATGACCGATACCATCGGTTACGAAGAGGCACACGGTATCAATCCCAACGTTACGAACTCGCTTATCGACGGTGTCGTGCACCAGTATGCCTGGTACCGCGGTGAGGACGATTACGGCGGTGCCACTGTCACGCAGGTGAACAATATCTGTTGCCTTGGCTATGAGGATATCTACGGGCATAAATATGACATGATGGACGGTGTGGACCTTCCCAATGACAGCGGCAACGCCGGCAAATGGCGCATCTGGATGCCTGACGGCACGACCCGCATGGTGAAAGGTTGTACAAGTTCGGGCGTATGGATAACGGCCATAGCGCATGGCAAGTACATGGATGTGATTCCTGTGGGTTCCGTTTCGGGTTCTTCCTCGACACATTACTGTGATATCTACTACATATCCACCGCAGCCAGCCGTGTGGTTTATCGTGGCAGCAGCTACGCGAACCCGTATGGCGGTGTCTCGATGTCGCATGCGAACAACGATTTCTCGAATACGCACCCGAACATCGGTTCTCGTCTGGCCTTCCGCGGCCGGATCGTCAAGGCGGCAAGCGCCGCTGCGTTCAAGTCGATAAGCGAAGTAGCATGATCGGCCGCGCAAAGCGTCAAAGCGGGAGCGAAGCGACAAAACGTCCGGTGTTCCCCGAGCAAGGGGAACACCGTTCTTTACGGGCGTAAGCTCGTCGAAAAATTTTTGTTTTCTGGTTTTGTACCAGTTTGTTAAATAATAATTTATGAAAAATCGTACTTTTGCATTCAAATTGAAAGGTGGCGCTTCCCCATAAGCCGTGTGGTTTATCGTGGCAACAACAACGCGAACCCGAATGGCGGTGTCTCGATGTCGAATGCGAACAACGATTTCTCGAATACGAACCCGAACATCGGTTCTCGTCTGAACAACAATCGAAAAGAAATTTTAATCGGCGTACAACACCGGGGACTTGTCCCCACCGTGGTGCCGAGGGAAGCAAGCCTCAGTAACAGCAGCCTTTTTGGGCTGGAAAACTGAAAAATAAAGTGTCGGGTAGGGTTTGGTAGGCCGGAAACGGTTCGAAGAAGCCGGGCCCGGGGGATTGAAGGCCCCGAAATGGAAAACAAAAGAAGTATGCACAGAGCAGGTTTTATAATTGAGGAGATTGTGGAGTCCTCCAATATGACGGAGTCTTTCCGTCAGGTCCTTCGCGGCAGAAGGCGTAAACGCAGCCGCCAGGGACGCTACCTGCTTGCGCATAAACCCGAGGTGTTGAAGGAATTGACCGCGCGTATCTCGGACGGTACTTTCCGTGTGAAGGACTACCGTGAGCGCGAGATTTTCGAGGGCGGCAAGCTGCGCCGTATCCAGGTCATCCCTATGTATGACCGTATTGCCGTACACGCCATCATGGCGGTGGTGGACTGCCATTTGCGGAAACGTTTCATCCGTACCACCTCTGCCAGTATCAAGAAACGGGGGATGCACGACCTTCTGGCGTATATCCGCCGTGACATGAGTGAGGACCCTGAAGGGACGCGGTACTGTTACAAGTTCGATATCACCAAATTTTACGAAAGCGTGAAGCAGGATTTCGTGATGTATTGCGTGAACCGGGTGTTCAAGGACAAGAAACTCATCGCCATGCTTGACAATTTTGTCCGGCTGATGCCTGACGGGTTGAGTATCGGCCTGCGTAGCTCGCAGGGCTTGGGTAATTTGCTTTTGTCTGTGTTTTTGGACCATTATTTGAAGGACAGGTATGCCGTGCGTCATTTCTACCGCTATTGTGATGACGGCGTCGTACTGGGTAAAACGAAAGCGGAATTGTGGAAGATTCGTGATGCCGTCCATGGGCATATTCAGCGTGTCGGTCTCCGGGTGAAGGGGAACGACCGTGTGTTTCCCCTGGGCGAGGGCATTGACTTTCTGGGATATGTGACTTTCAGCGCGGACCACGTCCGCCTTCGCAAGCGCATCAAGCAGAAATTCGCCCGAAAGATGCACGAGGTAAAATCGAGAAGAAGGAGGCGTGAGCTGATAGCGTCGTTCTACGGGATGGCCAAGCACGCCGACTGTCATACGTTGTTTAAAAAATTAACAGGCAAAGACATGAGATCATTTAAAGACTTGAATGTCGCTTATAAGCCCGAAGACGGCAAAAAGCGATTTCCCGGGGTGGTGGTAAGCATTCGGGAACTGGTAAACTTACCGATTGTAGTGAAGGACTTCGAGACGGGCATCAAGACCGAGCAAGGAGAAGACCGCTGTATCGTGGCCATCGAGATGAACGGCGAGCCGAAGAAGTTCTTCACCAACAGCGAGGAGATGAAGAACATCCTCTCGCAAGTGAAAGAAATGCCCGACGGCTTTCCTTTTGAAACAACCATCAAAACGGAAACCTTCGGGAAAGGTCGAACCAAATACGTATTTACATGAAACGAGTTGAAGGAACAGCCGGGGTGAAGCTGCTGGAATGCGTAAACCCGGTGAAGAACACGTGGCGCGTCCGTTGGGACGTGCGGGAAAGGGAGGACGGATCTGCCGACTATATGGAGGAGAACTTTTTAGGGAAGCCCTCTGGTGAGATAATAAGAACCGTTATCTTAGGCTGGTATAACGAACAGATTGACGGGGAGATACTTTCCGGCTTCATTTACGAAGGCATGCCAGTGTGGCTGTCAGGCGAGAACCAGTTCAACTACAAGGCGGCCCACGACCTTGCCGTGCAGACCGGCGGCGCGACGCTTCCGGTGACGTTCAAGTTCGGGACGGATGAGGATCCTCGGTACCGGACATTCGGGAAACTGGAGGAACTGACGGATTTCTATACGAAAGCCATGAAGCATATCCAGGATACACTGGCTGACGGCTGGAAGAAGAAAGACGCTTTTGATCCGGAGAAGTACCGGGTGGAATAAATCCTTCGGGGGAGGATAAGAAAAAAGCCCCCGGCCTGTTAAAAAGTAACGCCAATCACTTTTATAAACATGAAACGCAGAGCCGCGCGACCGGGGGCAAATGCCCTCTGCCGCGACTCTGCGATTTTTGTTGCTTAAAAAAATGATTGGCGATGCAAAGATATAAATTTTTTGTTGTATGAAAGTGATTGAGATACTAAACTTTAACCGGGAGCTGTTGAAAAGGCTTCAGGCAGCCGGTATCCGTCTGGAAGATGCCCGGTATATCGACCTGTATGCGGATTATACTCGCCTGCTGGATCAGGGTGAAAAAGTCTCGTATGTCGTGGCCGTACTGTCCGAGAAATATTCGGTGAGCGAGCGCAAGGTTTATGCCCTGGTGAAGCGGTTTCAGAGCGACTGCAAGACGCTTGCAGTGTGAACGTGCTGTTTTATGTCGTAGGGAGTGTCGTTTCCCCTTATCTTTAGGGTGTTTCAATTTTAGAAGGAGGAAATGGCTATGAACAAGTATTATCGTATCCTGGACAAGATTCTTGCCACGGGAAAAACACAGACCAACAAGAAGGGAAACATACAATACCTTCTGAACGAGCAGCTCTCGCTGACACCGGCGGACCTGCTTGACATATTCGAGGGGCATAATATCGCCCGCAAGAAACTTCGCAGCGAGCTCCAGCTGTTCATGCAGGGAGAACGTAACGTGGAAAAATACCGGGAGGCCGGCATCAACTGGTGGGATTATTGCGGTTCCATCCTGGTGAACAGTTACCCCACATATTTTGAGAAGCTGCCCCCGTTGATAGCGAAAATCAACCGGGAGAAGCGCAACAGCAAGAACTACGTGCTTTTCTTAGGTGAGACTGGTGCCGAGAGCAACCAGGCGCCCTGCCTGAGTCTGGTACAGTTCCAGCTGGATGGCGGTGAACTGGTGCTGTCCGCCTACCAGCGTAGCAGTGACGCCAACCTCGGGCTGCCTTCTGATATTTACCACCTGTACCTGATGGCGCGGCAGATAGAACTTCCCCTGAAGTCGATCACCCTCTACCTGGGCAATGTGCATATCTATGAGAACAATATCCCGGGCACCCGTGCGCTGATCGCCGGTGACGAGACGGTCCGCTTCGGGCTGAACGTGTGATTTGCTGTACATGCCTTGCAGCGGGAACCGTTCATGCTTTCCGCTGTTTTTCGTTTATTCTGGGGACCTTTGCGGCCGTTTTAAAGCAGAATGAAATGAAAAAGATGTATTTGTCCGCCCCGCTTCCTTTCGTGGGGCAGAAACGCATGTTTGCGAAGGAATTTATCAAGGTGCTGGGGCAGTTCCCAGACAGCACCGTGTTTGTGGACCTGTTTGGCGGCTCGGGCCTGCTGTCACATATTACCAAATGTATCAGGCCTGATGCCGTCGTTGTGTATAATGACTTCGACAACTATCGCCAGCGGCTTGCGAATATCCCGGCCACCAATGTGCTGTTATCCGATTTGCGCCGGATAGCTGAAGGGACACCCAGGGACAAACGTATAACCGGGGAGGCCCGTGAAAAGGTGTTCGCCCGTCTTGAAAGGGAGGAGAAGGAACGTGGCTATGTGGACTATATTACGCTGTCCTCGGCCCTGCTGTTTGCCATGAAATACGTGCTCTCTCTGGAAGATATGAGGAAGGAGACACTTTACAATAATATCCGGCAGACAGACTATCCCGAAGCAAAGGATTATCTGGAAGGGCTGACTATAACCAGCGAAGACTACAAGGAAGTTTTCAAACGTTACAAGGATATTCCGGGTGTGGTGTTTCTGGTTGATCCGCCGTACCTTTCTACTGAAGTGGGGACTTACAAAATGTACTGGCGTCTGCCCGACTATCTGGATGTGCTGACTGTTCTGAAAGGACATCCGTTCGTGTACTTCACCTCGAACAAATCCTCCATCCTGGAATTGTGTGACTGGATAGACCGAAACCCGCTTATCGGTAGCCCGTTCAAGAACTGCCGGAAAGTGGAGTTCAATGCGCACATAAATTATAATTCCAAATACACGGACATGATGCTGTACACGAAGCCGGATGAAGTGTCAGGTATAGTAGCTTAACACTGCATAAAGATAGTGAATTATTTTGAATCTACAATGGCTTTTAAATGATATTTTAAGGTCGTTTAAAGAGGGTTCAAGTGAAAGTAAAACGGTGGGCTTTGGTCGTGCTAAATAGGATCGCGCTCACTATTTTTTTGTACGCGTCGTTTTTGTACTTTTTGAAACGCATCGTTTTTGTTAAGCGGCACGTCTGGTTTTTCCGGATTTAAAACACATTATCTGGATATAATCAATTTTTTTGAAAGGAGGGCAACCAATGCCGAAGCTGAGTCATTCTATGCTAAAATCAAAGCATTTAGAGCACAGTTCAGAGGAGTAAGAGATAGAGCTTTTTTCTTATATAGACTTGCTAAATTATATGCTTAAATATAAAATCCCTCAGATTGTTACGTTGACCCGTGGCAGCTCCTTGTTTTATGTGTTGAAAAAGGATGCTGCCATCACTTTCTCATACTTCTCCATCTAAAACTTACAACTGATCCCAAGTTTTCAAGGGTCAATGTAAAAAGCTGAGGGGTAAATTTATAAATTGTTATCTTTGTCTCCAAATTCATAGCTTATGGAGTTAAACGGTTATCGCCTTCTTCTTCCTGAAGGCACTTTAGATTACTTTGATCTTGTTGATGTGAAGGAAAGCGTAAATGAAGTTGTGATCTATCTTGAGGAGAAAAATATCGTTCCTGAGAAGTATACAGATCAGGATACTGAGAGTAAAGGCTTTTATGATCCTGTTATTGTTCAGGATTTTCCTCTCCGTGGCAAGAAGGTCTTCCTTAATATTCGTCGTCGTCGCTGGCTCTTAAAGAAGCATAATGAGTATATCTCTCGTAACTGGCGTATGGTGGCTGAAGGTACTCGTATGACGCAGGATTTTGCGTCTTTTTTAAAAGAACTATATTGATAGCTATCCGATCAGTTGCAAGCTCTTAGGTGTTTTATCTGGAGTTGACGGGGATTTATTGGAGCGTCAATACCGTAACCATCTAAGTGGTTATCTCCATTGGGACCAACTTGTTCATGCAGAGGATTGGCTACTATTCGAAAAGAATATCGGTGCTTATATCTGTATTGATGAAGTAGCCCTCTCGCGTGGAGAACTCTATACTGTACTGACCAATAAAGAAGCTCACGGTGGTAAAGGTAGTATGATTGCTATCATTAAAGGTACGGACGTTCATACGGTCACTTCTGTCCTGCTTAAGCTATCCCGTCGCCGCCGTTACCAAGTGCGCGAGATTACTTTGGATATGGCTCCTAACATGGAGCAGATTGCACGCATCTGCTTTCCTGCGGCCAAACGTGTTACCGATCGCTTTCACGTACAGAAGTTAGCTTATGAAGCGGTGCAGGAGATGCGTGTAAAAGCTCGCTGGGAGGCTTTGGATGAAGAGTCCACTCAGCTTGCT